CTTCTTGTAGTTCTGGCTTCAGCTTACCTGCTAGGTTCTTAGCTGCCAGTGCCAAGTCTGTAGATTTAGGACGTGCTTCCTGTGCTAGTTTCTTAACCTTGGCAGCATCACGACCAGTGATAGTGCCGCCAGATGTAACGACGAAATCATACTGATCCGCAAGCTCATCCAGCTTGTCGTTGAATGCTTTGTTGTAGAAATTCTTGTCCCAAATTTTCTGTACCTGTGGAGCAATAAGTTCAATATCACTTTTCTCAATCGTAGCGATATCCAGTGACTCCACTGTATCCACAAGTAGCTTCTTGTCTGTATCTGTCAGTCGATCTGGATTAGAGATCAGCTCCCACAGCTTATCTTTGTTTTCCTGAACAAGTTCATCACGGTAGTTAACCATTGGGTTACCCGTGATACGATTGACAAAGCGCATCCACCAACGATCCATCGTAAGTGGATTAAAGTTACCACGAAGGTTCTGGTAGAAACCGTTACCAATCTTTGGCCCGATAACGTAGGCAACACCGACGATCTCATCTGCTAGTTCCTTGCCATCAATCTTGAACGGCAGGTCTTTGACACGCTCTACACCAAACACGTCTGTCATCAGTGCCGCAAGATCACCCTTGCGCATCTGTGTTGTAAGCAGTTCGTTGATCTGGTTTGAGTCATACCCAAGGTCAGTGAGTGCGTTCCAGAACTCCCATGCCTTAATCATGGACTGACCCTGCTTGCCAGAGGAAGACAATGGGAATTTTCCGTCTTGGCTATTCTTCCATGCATCATACTGGCGAGATGCCAGCAGGTAGTTATCGATTACTGACAAACCGTTTGAGGTGACGGCTGTTGCGTAGTCAAATGCATGCTCAGATGCAGGGTCATACAGTGCATTCTCTGTTCCATCGGGACGAAAACGAGAAACCTCCGGGTATACCGGGAAGAGAATTTGTTTTGCTAACTTTAACTTTGCATCGTACCAACCGATAGCATCACTGCTTGATAGCAGGGCAGCTTCTGCCTCTGCAGCCATGATACGAGCGACCTCTTCACGGTCTTGCTCTGAGTTGCCGATGTCGTATGGACGAGTGCCTCGAAGCTCAAGCAGCTTGTTGGCAAAACTTACAAGGGGTTCTGATCCTTGCTTGTTCTTGAACTTAGGCTGACCAGTATTCGGGTCTAGATAATCCAGAATACTTGCAGCACGTTGTTCATCAGTCAGGGGTAGAGATAGGCGTGATTGCCTAAAGCCCTCTACTCCTCTAGTAAGCTGTTCTTTTTGGCGGGTGTTACGGTTATCCCTTGCTTCCGCAAAGCGGCGACCAACTTCAGCAAGGTTTCTTTGGTATCCGATTGCGGTGTCACCTCTGTAAGCACCACTTTCTTGGAGTCTTCTGATTCCTTCATTAGTCCTGATCTCCTCAAAATTGTTCAGGTCAAAGATAGCCAGTTGGTCTGCAGCCTCAGCGATATACAATGCTTCTTCTGCAGTCGGCAGTATAAGAGTGTTGTCTAAGAAGTATTGCTGAGAGTCACTATCGAACCATCCACCAAGGTAGACTGGCTTATTGACAGCGGCAGAAATATCCTTATTATCCTCTATATAGCCTAATAGTACCTCTTCTGGCAAGGTCTCTCCGACAATTATTTCTGCTTCCTTGAGAGGTGCAACAACAAACCCGCCAGATGCAGGTTCCATAGTGACAGGATCAATGGTGAAACCTTCAGGATTATTCCTGATAAAGTTCTGCAAACCTGATACACTAGAGGAGCGAGGCAGTCTTGAGAACTTAACTTGTTCTTCAACTGGCACATCTGTAACATAGTCATCGGAGGTAGATAAGATGGCAGAACCTTTTGCACTGATAGAGGATGGCTCCTCTCGCGCACTAATCTTTAACTCTGATGGCTCGACATCAGTACGGACTTCTGAAGGAGTGATAATGCCTTCTGGTGATGTAGCTGCTGAAGAGATACCAACGCCTGATGATCTACGTGCATTCCGCGCAGCATCAAGCAATGAGCTTTCAGCACTTCTCCAAGAAGCCTCAGCTTCTTGAGCAGATACATTCATACGATCTAGTGCAGCGTTGAATGCATCGTTGTAGTTTCTGTAGCTACGAGCGATAGCATTGAAGTAATCATCACGCTGCGCTGACAACTCTTCTTGTGTCTTGTTGCGCCACTCTTCAAAGATCAGGTGACCGCGAGACTTCTTCTCAACTTCAAGCTCTTGCAGTGGCAGATACCATTCTACAAGCTGACCATTTGGCATGCGTAGATCAAACGCAATGATGCGCCATCCCCATTCCTTTGGTCTAAACAACTTGCCTGTGTCGATCTTAACTAACTCAATGCCCTCAGCTAGAAGCTCGTTAAATATGGCAGGTACATCGCGGAAGTCTGGGATCACTGTCTTGAAGCGATAGCTATCCCGAATGTGTGATACATCATGCCAAGGCTTTGTTGCTAGGATAGAAGGACGACGAGCCTTCTGTGTTACCTTTGATAGGTCTTTGGCGTTATCACCAGACTTAGTGCCGAACCTATCATCGATGCGCTTGATCAGACGCTTAACGACTGGGCGGTTCTGATTGGTCATGCGTTGTATATCCGCACGAACCTGATCGTTAGGTGCCGCTACGTTAATCGGCATTCTGATTTCTTGTAGTGGCTTGATCTCTTCTTCTGTTGCGAAGATGCGAGACTGACGTGCTGCAGGTTCTGTCTGCTGCTGCGCTGCCATGCCGCGCTCACGCTGACCTATGTTGCCAACAACGATCTCATCAAAGATGCTCTGCACATCTGTGAATCCATTGTCTACTGTTCCGCCAACGATAGACTTGAAGAAGTTTTTGATCTTGGTGAATAACCCTTTTGGCTTTCCCGTTAGCTTCAGGCGACCAGCGTTGTAATCGCGAAACATCTCAGCCACAGCTTCTTCAGTCTGTATCTCTGCATCCATATCAGAATACAAACGCTTGGCACGATCTAAGTAAGAGTACTTACGCTGCTGCGCTTCACCGCCTTTGACCTTGGTGTACTTCAGCTTTGATGCTGCATTGCTCAATGTCTTCCACTCACTAGGAGTGATGACATTCATCTCCTTCAAAGCGTGTGTAGTCTCGTGGTCTAGAACCTCACCAACACGATCAAACAGTTCTGTCTCAGAAAGGTTGGGATCGTATAGACCCATAGACAAACTGATGACACGACCTGTTGGGTTGTAAGAACCCTCACCACCATCAACGACCTGCTCTGCATTCAGACGCACGTCCTTCAATCCATATCCATCAAGACGTTCACGAATAGACTTGAATACCTTGTCTTGCTTTTCAGTTAGGGCAGGTGTGAAGACAGGTTTGTTCGATTGAACTTTTTCTTTGACCTGATCTGCAACGCTACGCGCTTTGGCTGCTGCAACCTTGCGTTCTATCTTCTGTGATCTGTTGAACTCAGGCGTTACACGAGGCACATACGGCAAGCGACCTAGACGCTGCAGCCCCTGCTGTGCATCACCGACCACCTTATTGTACTGAGCGTTACGCTTACTTAATCTGTCTATCTCGTAGTTAATGGCGTTCTCACTGGTACGTCTACCTTGGAGATCACGTCCGTATTGGCGCACTGAATCCAGATCAAGTTTCAGGTCTTCCATGATCTTGTTGTTCTTGGCTATCGCCTCATTTGCGATATCGATCTGCCGACGATAAGAGACATCAGGTGTTTTCAGTTGTGGGACAATGTTACGAGTAGCCTGATACTGAGGTGCAGGTGTGTAGCGAACACCAGTTGCACGATCTCTTACAGTTGGCTGCTGTGCCTCTGCCTGAAGATAACCACGATTAGCAAGCTCACCCATAATATCACGGACTTGAGATACCTTTGTATCCTTGATGTCCTTCTTCACATTCTGATGAATGCCAGTGATACTAAGATTCTTTTCTCTTTCTATGTCAGCCTTTACCTGCTGAAGTACACGATCATACTGCGCCTTGTTAAATGTATTATCAGCGAACTCTTCCTCTGTTGTTATCTCAGAGAAAGACATTGGGTCTTCTTGGGTCTGCTTTGCTTCGGGGTTTTCTGAATTAATAGCTGCCTCAGCTTGAGCTTCCGCATCAGCGGCTAGGTCTTGGCTGATCTGTGATGAATAACCTAGTCTTTCACGAGCTTCGTCTTCAAACTCACGAAGGTCTTCCTCAAGTTCAATATCACTTTCTTTTGGCGGCTTACCTTTAAGCAACTCTACTGGGCCAGTTACAACACCTGCTGCTCCACCACCAAGTATGGCTTCACCAATGGCTTGCTTGGGCTTAATTTCTAAACCCTTCTCAGTAAGGGCTGTCTCACCTGCCTGTTGGATAACAGATTGAAGACCTTCAGTGCCGCCTTCCACCACAACCTTCTTGACAAACCCAGACATCCCGGGTGCTATCGCGTTTAATGCACCAGACGCACTTGAGCTAGACAAGGCACCAAGCCAGTCATCTCTGTTTGGAACCTCTCGACCATTGTTTCTGGCGCGTTCCTCAGCAATCGGCCCAAGCAATTGAACCGCTTCAAAAAGTGCAGGGCCAGAATAACCACCAACAACAGCACCGGGCAATCCGCCGATTGCACCACCTACACCTGCACCAGCAAGTCTTGATACCATTGAACCCGCAAACTGACCTGCTTGCTCAACAACAGCTCTTGGTGCATATCCAAATCTAAACCCAGTACCTTCTTCATTGAGGAACTTTTCAGTGGCACTTTCATAACCTTCTGGTGCCTCAGTTAAACCACTTAGAAAATCAGAAACAGTATCCGATCCTAGAAGCCTTGCAGTTGTTGCAAAGTTTTCTAGAGGCTGATCTATACCTGATCGTATTGCTCCAATAAAAGATGTGTCTGGGCCTTCTTCTTCTACAGGCTGACCAAGAGATGCAATGCCACCATACTGTGACTCGTAACGCTGACGATAAGGTAACTCTTGCTGATCTAGTATCTGAGAGATACGCGCAGCTTCTTGCTCAGTCGGTGTATCTCCTGCAATGGTAAATGAATATGGATTACCAGAGAACTGACCTACTTGCTGAATAACGCCCAAGAGTCATCTCCTTAACTTGTCGGTGTGCCTAAGCTCAATCCTACACCACCTTGAGATTGTGATCCACCACTTACATCAAATGACTGACCGCCAGTGCTGCCAGTTCCACGTAGAGCGTTACGATATGTGCCAAGTTCGATATCAGTTCTGAACAACTCTTGCTGCAAACTCTCTAGCTGACGTGCTTTCTCTTCCTCATCCATCAGATTTGTTGGAGAGTTAATAGCATCGATGCGATCCTGAATGTCACCTTTGTACTTACGCAGGTCATCCATCAAGCTGATCATATTGCTTGCAGTCAAGCCACCTTTAGAACCAGTGCGGCGTGATCTTTCTTGCAGTGTAAGTAGATCAAGAACATCCTTGTCGTATTGCTGGCGAGCTTTCTGCATGGCACCAACGCCAATAAGTCCTGCTTCACCCAGCGCACCGCCAAGTGTTGGGTTCTTAGATGCCATCAAGGCCATACCAGTCTGAGCAAGTGCCATCCACTTATCTGCTTCGGCACTCTTCTCACGATCAGCAAGCATCTGTGCGATACGTCCACCTACGCCGCCACCTGTACCACCTGATGTGGATGTAGACTTATTCCCCGCAGGGGCTGTTGATGTATCTTTTGGAAGAAGATCACCGAATGACAAGGCACCTTCTGCTTCAGGTGCATTTGGATCACCAAGTGTAAAGCCTTCTAGAAGAGCGGCTCTATCTGCTTGCTCCTGTGCAGATTCATAACCTGCTCTCTCAATGTCTGCTGCGTTTCTAAGATCACGCTGCATAAGAGCTTCTGCTACTGACTCTCTTGTGTTGGCAACGCTTTCCTTGGCGGCTTCTAATCCACCAACACCTGCTTCGAACAGTGTGCCGATTCCCTCGATACCCGCTGCCCCCAGGTCAACTAGAGCGGAAGAGATTGGATCAGCTTCTGGAGAAGGCTCTGGGATTTCATTGATCTCCATCATGCGTTCAACTTCTGCCAGACGAGCAAGCTCTTGCTCCATTGGAGAAACATCATCTGACACAAGCCTTGCATTTGCCATTTGATCAACAAGCATGGGCTGCTCTACTTGAGTGCTGATCGGGTCTTCTATACGCTGCGCTGCTGTCTCTGCAGCGGCTTCAGATAGAGTTAACGGCCCACCAAGAGAGCCAATACCTGCCATCATTGCATCTTCAGTGGCTCTGATCTTTTCTGGATCGGCATACACATCACCTATAGGTGTTCGAACATCGATAGACTGAGTGAATGTAGATGTATCTAAACCAAGTGGCCTGTCACCACCCATTGTAGACGTGCCTCGAAGCAAGGCACCCTCTGGTCTTTGAGTGACAAAGCTCTGCTCACCGCTAGGCAAATCCCGTGGAAGTCTATCTGGTGGAATAGCAGCAACCCCCGGCCCCTGAAAGTATCCTTCTGTATCTCTTGGGTTTAGTCTCTTCATATACTGAGGCTGACCACCATAGACACTCTCGTCGATTGGGCTTTTAGTAACCTGAGCTTCTACAATCTCTTTTGGGTCTACTTCCACACCACTTTCTAGCTCTGAGCGAACGCTCTCTGGTTGATAGTCCGCACCAACACCCGCTTGTATTGCTGCCAGAGATTCTTCCTGTATACGCTGACGCTCTTCATCTGAAACTGGGAAATCAAGTCGTGATGATGGAGTAAAGAAGCTGCTAATTTGCTGCCCTAGTGATGGAGTTTCAAGCTCCTCAAGACCTGTTAGTTCTGGTGTTTCTGCAACCATTCCAGACATTGCTGCTGCTGCAACCCGCTCAAGATCAGGGCTATCTTTGTACTGATCGTATAGTTCTGGGTAGTTTTCACGCAGCATTGCTATTGCTGTAGCCGCACCACCAGTCATTGCACCGGGTCTTGCTTGCAATGCTTCCGCTGCATAGGGCGTGTACATAGGAACGCCACCCTGCTGCATCTTAACAACACCACCATCAGCCATCATCATAGGCTGCTCTGGTTGAGGTGCCTGTGTAGCTGGCATCTGAACTGCTGTGTCCATACCTGTGTTTTGTGCAATTGAACTTTCTGGGTTCATGGCACGAGATACCTGCATGATGCCTTCTTGTGGCGCACCTGCTGCAGTGACAACTTCTTCTGCCACTGTCTTCATGTCTGCATTCTGTCTGCGTTGAAAGTCATCACGCATACGTTTGCGGCGTTTAAGTTCACTCAGGACAAGAAACTGTGGTGCAGTACCCGATGGCATCTGCATTTCGCGCATCAGTGCGCTGTCTGGTAAGTCTTTTAAGCTGTCCTGTAACTCAATTATGTTCATGCTGATAGACCTTTATACAGACCAAGTGCCGATATACCTGCACCCAAGGCTTGCTGCACTGGGTTGTAGCTAACCATACGCTGCTGCTCTACATTCGGCGTTACTGGCACACCGCGTAGCATCCCCGCAAAGCGTTCGTACTGTGTTATTGGATAATCACGCTGACGTTGGAAGTCTTCGTATGCCAGATCAAGACGCGCCTGATCCTCTGCACGGATATCACGACCAACTGTTTCCATTAGCTGTGCGCCCTGAATATCGGCTGCACGTTGACGCTCACCAAGACTTGCTAAACCTGCTCCTAGCTGTGCTAATTGACTTGCCGCTCCAAGAGCCGCTTGCTCTCCTGCCAACGCTTGACCCGCGCCAAACTGGCGTGATTGCTCTACAGCTTGCTGAGTTCTTCCTAGCTCTGCAGCGCGTCTTGCTTCAACATCCATCTGAGCTGCGCGATCCAAGCCAAATTGTTGAGCCGCCTGCTCGAACGCCTGCTGTTGACCCATCGCCTGTATATCGCCAAGCTGCTGCTGCAAGCCTTCTTCAGCTAAGTACTGACCCACTGCCTGACGTGATCCGCCAAACGCGCCTGCCTGTACCGCCGCTGCATCTCGACCTGCTTGAGTGCGCTCAAAATCTCTTATTGCGCCCTGCTTTTGTCTATCCACAACTGCTTGCATGTATGGAGACATGTATGTTGATACTTCTTCTCCAGTAAACTGACGTGCAGGGTCGAATCCATATTGGTCAAACTGACCAGTGGAATACTGACCTATTCTACGAAGGTTACCTATACCTTGCTGAGTAGCCCCCATACCCACTCTGGTTGCGCCCATTGCTTCGGGCATTCCGGAAATACCAGACTGAGCAATACCGCGTGTCATGGCACGAGATGCTTGGATATCTCCGTACATTTCAGATGGCGCAATGCGCTCACCTTGATAGGGCTGATAAGTGGACATCTGACCAAAGCCTGTGATGTTGCCAGCATCGTCGTAAATCGGCTGACTTAGGTCATCCTGAAATGGCATAGTAGCTTCTTCGGCACCTTGCAGTAACCTACGGAAGTAGGGGTCAGCATATGCAGGTAAGTTTGTAGTACGCGACAAACTATCGGCTGGTGCTTGTCTTGATCCGCCTTTGCCCATTTTATAACTCCATTCGGTAGGCTATGTACTCAGGATAGAATCCATATTTCTTCAAAGCTCTACCCCAACCTTTTCTTCCATAGCCTTCTAGATGACTACAGTCTAACTCATTTGCGTATCGGCGCATAGTGTCGATCAACTGATCTTCCCATTCTTTCATGCGCGTCCCGCCTACCCAGTCTAAAGCCAAGGCTCTCCGTTGAGGATATACTATAAGCCGTGTAGTGAATGCAGCGATTACATCATCTTGCTCATCTATCACAACCCAAAGAACGTAAGTGCCATCGTAAATGCCGTCTAATATATCTATCATTTCGGCTTTGTCGTCTACTGTGGCTACCGCCTTCTTTAGTACTCTATCAACATCCTTCCATACATGGCCCACTGCCTCTGTCGGCACCAAGCTAACTCTCACTATCCCACCATTTGTTGGAGTTTCTCTGGAGCATCCTCTTCGGCACGGTTAACAATATCAAGGAATCCACCGCCATACGCCTTCTCTAAAGCATCGGTAGTCTTCTTCCTCAAAACGAACTCCCCATCAGACAAGAGAACATCTTGCTCCCCCTCAAGTGTTGCAGGAACCATGTCGTCTACACCAGAGCCATCGCCCGGCCCAATCTCTGGCTGCTCAGACATTCCTTTGATTGCTTCGATGGCTTCAACAATGACATCTTTCTCGTTCATGCCATTGGCTTCCATCATCTCGTCTACTTCAGCTTCGCCACCTTCTTGCATACGGCGTAGGCCCATCAAGCCACCATCTGCATAGTAGTATGGGTATTGTGGTACATAACCCGGTGGTGCAGGTGGACGTGTGTATTGGAAGTAAAGACCTTCGCCACCGCCCGATGCAAACGGATCGGCACTCTGTGTTACCCGCATAGGACGCGGCATAGGTGGCTTTAGATCATCATCGTCGTCGCCTGCACGATTCTCGTATTCTTTTTGCATCATCTGGTAGTCAGTCATGGTTTGACCGATATAAGCTGGCATGAACGCCGCCTGACCCGCTGTCAAAGCCTTCCCTAACGTGCCGCTTGCTGCTTCAGTGCCAAGAAAGTTTGTAGCAAAGTTTGACGGTGTGGCGGCTACTTGTGTTACGGGTGTCCCCGCGCTTGTAAGTGACTCAAGAAATCCGGGCTTTGCTGCAGCTTGACCTGCAACTTCTGGAGCTGTGCCTAGTGCCGCAGACGATGTCGATCCAGTTAGACCACCAAGAATCTTGCCACCTAAGAAGGATGTAAGACCTGTCTGGATGCCTTCGCCAAGATCACCTGTCTGCAAGAAAGAGCCTAAGCCAGCACCTATGCCAGCAAGTGCGGGTACTGACATACCACCAAGGGCAGCGCCAAGACCACCAAGCCCCGCTAAAGCACCAGAGCCAGCTAATGCGGGAAGACCTAAGCTAAATAACAGGGGCAGAACCATAACAATCTCCAGAAGTTCAATTGAACTTTAGCACTTATCCTTTATACGATCAATTCAAAGTGAGGCCCATCAATAAATGGACGCTTACCTTGTGATCGACGTAGATCAACATATGCATTCATCGCATCTTCCATTGTGCCGTCCCACTCACGAATATCGAACGGGTACCCATGACCCTCGACAGCCCAAGCTGCGCCCCAACATACACCGACACCAACTTCTTCAGCCCCGCGCTTCATCGCGTCAGCTATCTCATCATACAGATTTAACTCCCAACGTCCTGCAGGGGTCATTGATCCATCGTAGGCCATTAGGTCAACTGCTACACCGTCTAGATGCTTGGACTTCATAGTCTTTGACGCACCCTTGGCTACCAATGCACGTTGCTCTTCGATGGTTCTGAGTCCACAAATCACAGAGAAGTCCTGCTTCGATTGGCTTATAGCCGCACGAACAACTGCTTGCATGCGATCATCGACACCTTCTAACTTCTGTACGCTACGGTTTCCTAGTTTGTATGGCATTATTTCATACTCCCTTTCATATCCAACATCCCCTCGTGGTCACGATTGATGTATTTAAGTTCGTTTTCAAGCAACGCTACACGCTGCTGCAGTGAGGTAATTGCACCAATTGTACGGGCCAAACCTTCATGGTCTTCCCAAATCTCTTCGGTTTCGTCCCACAAATATTCAATCTCTATAAAGGCATCCTTAACATCGCGCTTGAGGTTAACGTTGTCTTCAATAGCCATCTTAGAACCAAGTTGGCTAACTGTTTCCTCTAAATCAGCAATGGTCGCCGCTTGCTGCGCAGTCCACCAAATAAAACCACCAATCTGTAAGATGATGACTCCAATGATAGTTATGGGCAGCTTAATGTTTTCCACTACTTCCTCTTGAAGAATGCTGTTGCCCCACGGATTCCAAACGAGGCACTGATTGCAATGCCTAAACTGTAAAAGTACCAGTCTGGTGCTTTCTGGAGCTGTTCAAAACCACGATCAACCCAGCCTTCAGTGCCGGGAATAAACGCCAATACTAGCGGGATAGACAGGACAATGACGAACCATTCGTCTTTCCATGAGGATTTAGAACCCTCTGCCATGATACGCTCCCAGTCTGCTATAGACGTTTCTTTAGAGAGCATAATTTTTGCTTTGGCTTCAGCCTCTGTAAGTTTTAACTTTGCTGACGCAGCTTGTGCATCTGCTTTACCCTTGAGCCAACCACCTGCTAACTCAGTCAGTGGGCCTATCAGTTGACCGATCATTGTCCACCCCTGTCAGTCTTTGTTTCCTTGTTCATCCAGATGCCGAAACAGCCAGTAAGCGCACCCATGCAAACAGAAACCAAACCAGCCTGACCGTTTGTTGGATCAGGCAGAGACATATACCAGTGTACGCTTTGATAAGTTAAGATCGTAACAACCAACATCATCAGTCGTGGAAATATTTTATAGTCATCGATAATGGTTGCTGGCATTACTGACCTCCAAACCCACCAAATCTCTGAGACAAAATAGATGCAAGCGGATGTGGGCGTGGCATACCGCCACCTGTCTGAGGCATAGTAGCCCCACCGCCTTTACCACCGCCACGCATCACCATATCCATACCAGATTGATAATCATCGGCTGCACCTTGTTGAGGCATTGTAGTCCCACCGCCTTTTCCACCAGAACGAAGAGCAGCCATGAGCCTTTCTTGTCGCTCTCGTCTCCGCTCTTCTTCCGCTCTTCGTTGCTCTTCTGCTTGTTGATCCGCCATAGCCTGCGACATGTCGTTAATCTGACGGCGTTCCGCTACGCTCATCATCTCCATAGGACGTGGGGCAAGACGCTGTGATCCACCAAGAACATCGTAGTTCTGTGCCGCGTATTGGAATGCGGGACTCATGTTTGGGTTATACTGGTTACGCGCTGCCGCCATGTAGTAAGGGACTTGACCCGCGCCACGCTGAGATTCAAACATTCCAAGTGCAGCTTTGCGCATCTCTGGCGTAACATCTGGCTTCTTTGGCCCTTGAGATTTCATATACTCTTCGTAACGACGAAGGTTCTCATCATACTGCTTTTGCTTAGTAAGTCCGCCTAAGTTTGTATTTGCAAGACTTGGTAATCCACCCTGTCTAGATGGGGCATTACGACTCAAAAATCTATCTCTAGCAGCTTTTGTAGCCTCAGTAGGTTCGCCTGTAAGATTATACTTATCAGCAAAATCTTTTATCTTTTCGCCTATAGATTTCTTTGGTTTTGGAGATGAGTCAGCCATTATAAAGTACCCCCGTCCATAGATTGCGGCATGGTCACAGTGATAGCCGTGTGCCGTTTAGTTGCTTCCGTCCAAGACTCACCGCAGTCTGGGCAAGTGCCATCAGGGTATGAGGCAACTTCTTCTGGTGTGTCCACTAAGTTATTACAGTTGTGACACTGCAATTTATCAACAGACGTAGCAGGTCTCCAACGACCGCCGTCTGCCATTACGATTACTGTTTCATCAGACATATGTCACCTACGCTATTGTTACTGTAACGGAACCAACGGCACCAGTGCCTGCTGATCCACGAACATTTGCTGTGTTTTCGGTAACTATCTTAACATAATCACCGTGTTTAAATATAGCCCCAACTTCTAATTCAAAATCATCGTCTTGAAGATTCGTGTAAACAGCAGAAGTATTTCGGCCTACTCCGGGGTTTCTGGCTTGCTCAAGGTAAACCGAAAACGCACGAATAACTTCGTTAAAGTACTTTTGATCGTACTCTTTTGGAGGCACAGGAAAGTACGGTACTGGGACAATGCGGTTTGCCATTACCTTCTCCCGTCCTCTCTAACATCAACTCGTGGAGAACCCAGTCTCCAACCGACACCTGTGTTGCTTGACTCAACTCTGAGTGCCATAGATCGACCACGCAGTCTCATATAAAGCTGATTAGTAAACTGCTCTACTGGGCTTGATGCGGTCTTAGTGACGTTTTCTGCGTCTTCTTCCAAGAAGTTACCGCCCGGAAAGTTTCTAGCTTTCATCGTAAATGTAGCAACTGGAGAGACTGCAGTTGAGTTCCTAAAGGTTATATCTGGGACAACCCTACTAACAAAACTAAACCTATCTCCATCACCAATATCAAACTGGCTAGATTCTATGTATGCAGATATAGCTGCTGGTGGATTTGCACTGCCATCATCGAACCCTGTTTCATGGTTGTATAAGTAACCGTCAGTGCTTGCAGCCAATGGAGTTTCGTTAAGACCCCTGTCTATCCAAGCAGTGCGAGCAAGTGACCCGTAGTACCATACGTTTTGCTGATAGTTATACACAACATATCGATCAACATTGTCTGAGGAAGCTGAAGGGTAGAACCACCAAATCTCAGAAAACGATGAGTTAGTTGAGGCAAAAACCTTTTCAGCCTGCTGTGTATTAAAATCGCTAAAGACGTAATCTTTTACAGAACAATCAAGTTTCTGGACAGCACCAGTGTATGAGTAGAACTCGTTCTTACCCATCCAGAATACATTATCTTCTATAGAAGTGACAGACAGTGGCCCTTGGATGGTGACATTCTCTGAGATCATGTTGATACCAAAGGTAAACGGTGGCCCAAGGTACTGCATTGCGTGTAGAGAAATATCTGTGAAGACTAGAATCTGTTGTCTAGTTTCAACAGCGGTAACGATCTTAGAACCAGAGCCAACTATCAAGTCACCTGCCGTGTTGTTAGGTGTTGGCCTCCAGTCGGCTGCATTTTCCTGATCTGAAAAACGAATGCGCAAAGGGTCTTGCACCCCCGGATTCTCTAAAGGATCACAACCAAAAGCAATAACGTGTCGATCCACATCTGAAACAATAACCTTAGAGGCAATAGATGGAGCGTTTAACGCACCAGACAAATCACTAAGAGCTATAGCCCTATCACCTAAACCACCAGCACTCGACGCATCCCAGTAATATATACCACCGCTTAATACGTTTATAATCAGGTCTTCACCAAAGTTATCATGCGACCACAAACGAAGAGTGTCTGTCTGTGCATCAATAGTAGCAGCAGACCCCCAAGTTCCTCGACCCCAAGTCCCTGCGCCCCAACCATTACCAAAGACCGTAGTATCTAAACCGACGTTGATCTGATATTCACCTACCGTAGAAGAGCCACCATTACCTGTATCAGAAGCATTCGCCGTTACCGCTGTGGGTGTATATACGCCATCAACTGTTATATCTGCTACAGTCGCAACTTCTCTGGCGGTTATGACATACGAGTTGCTATCTGTAACACTATCAATTTTATAGATCCGTTTACCGCTGCAAAGGTTACATCTCCTGCCGAAGTCGTAGCGCGTACAGGTGTTATGTCGTAAAACCCCTGACCACTTTCTATATAATACTTAATGTTTGTACCAACACCGACATAGTTGTCTAGGTTTGTTGTCCGCCAGCTATGCAATGCGCGGCATGAGCCAAGAAATGAATTACTTCCTAGCTTCTCCCAACCACCAATTTTCTCAGGGAATCCTTGACGAAACCTCACCTTGTCACAATCAAACCACCCACCTTCGTTTGAATACGAAGTCGTTTCCCTATTTATTCCCGGAACGAACTGTAGTTTCTGTAGTGGCATCTGGCGTCTCCTAAAAGTTCCATTGAACTTATTCTGGTTTCGTGGGCCAAGTTACATTATGCGGGAACCCCCCTTGAGAGGGGACATCTCTTAGTGCTGACCTATAAGAAAGCCAAGTTGCAGGAACCTCTGTGCCTAGTTCTTTTGCTTTAATCACAATCCAATCAGATTGAGCAAGGAGAGCGGATCGCTCAGAACGAACCTGATCTGCCGTTCTTGCATCTAATGCTGTTTGCTCTTCTTCGCTCAGTGTCTCAATAACCCAGTTGGTAGTGTAGCCGCCGTTACCATCAGACACTACACCATCTTCCACTGCGCGTTGGTACGTTGTTGTAGCAGGAGGTGCCGTCTCTGTGATCGGGTCTATGTTGTAAGTATCATATACGCTTGAAGACCACTGCGCGGGGGCAGAAACATTTGGCTGACGCGCAATGACCTGAGCTTTGGTAAGGACATCACCACTTGTTCTGTCACGATATTTCATAGTTCATCTCCTTATAGCTCCGATACTACCATGCCATAGGTCTGAGCAGAAGCCGTATGTGATGTTGAATCACTAACAGTTGTTGAGTTTGTTGTCGGCGTTATAGAGCCACTAGTGGTATATGTACCAAAAGATGTATGCGTCTGAACGTCTACCGCCGCTGGGTTTTGCCACTCGTCCGTATTGCTGTTGGCTGTATATGTGCCACCAGTCCAACTACCATCATTAGGTATCTTGTACATCAAACCTGTTTCTCTGCTCATCATAAGAAGGTGACCATCGTTTGTAACATGGATAAAGCGGAGTTCTGAGCCTTGCGTTAGATTGGACATATCCCAAGTGGTCGATGTATCTGCTGCATTTCGAGCCATTATAGAAACGCCATGCGCAACAGTTGTCGGTTCACCGGGCTGATTGCCAGTGTGAGAAGAGTTAATCAAAGCATAGAAGTTCCCGTTTTCATCGACTGTTGCAGGTGAACCAAAAACTTGACCTTCTATACTTGCGTAGACGTTTTCTTGAAGAAAGACCGCTGATCTCTCTGGGTTGTTTCCAAAAGTAGATTCGTCAAACGCAAGACTGTTCCAGCTTCTGTCAGGATTAGTTAAACGAATAAACGTATATGCACTAAAGTAACCGTTTGAATAAGAAGAAATACCATTCTCGACTGACTGAGCAAAGTCACTGCCGTTACTCTTATACCTACCTAGTTGAGTGGTGCCGCTAGAGTTAAAGGCAACAAAAGAAACATCGTGGTTAAACCCACCATCATAGTGGTTAGCATGAAGAAAAACATTTCCCGTATCGCCTGTTGCTATCGATACACCGTAGTTAGCGGAAGCACCTGCTGGTATTTGATGCCCGTATTCTCTTGCCCAAGTAACGCTGCCATCCGTTTTAGATAGTTTAAATACCTTGACGTAAGTGTCACCTGATCCCGCATAATCAAAAGCGGTTGCTAGGATGTCGCCATTTTGATCAAAGGCAATGTCGTATGCCTGAGCGGAACTCACATCGTTGATAGTCTTTTCCCACTGCTTGGTCAGACTAGAGTTCCAATAGCTAACCTTATCTCCAGTCGTCCAGCAATAGTTCTGACTTGAGTCAATATCGCCTACGCCATTCACTCCAAGCTGCGCACCGTAGGCTATGTTCCCAAAGTTATCTACAACAGCTACCCTGCCACCATAATCGGCAAGACGTATCAAGTTATCCTGCCCTTTAACTGTTCCAACTTTCCTAGGAACAAAAGGAGGTTCACCGTACCACGCAACAATATTTGTAGTCTGTTGTAGTTTACGAGCTATGCTCACGACAAATCCTTACCTGCGCTAAATCCATAGTATGTAGTACCGCCATCGGTGGTAAAGAACGTGAAGACATCAACTTCTCCACTACCAGTAGATAGAGTTGGTGCGGTGCCGCCGGGCCAGTCTACACTTGCAGGCCACGAAATTGTTCGTGCGGAAGAATCCTGAATGACCTTCAACGAGAAGCCATAAGCAGTGCCAGAAGCAGGGGGGTTAGACCATGTAAACGTGGTGACGTTTTCAGACAGAGTAAGCTGAAATACAGTTGCCTGATCTAAGTTAAGCACAGCCGTGCCACTAGATGAAGTGACGGTATTGTACCCTTCGGTTGTTACGAGCTTTGTGATTTCAACAACATTAGCAGATGCACCGCCGCCATCGGCGTATATCATGCCGAACTCACCATTACCAAAAGTCACACTGGTTCCTGAACCTTGTGTAAATGTACAACGTTGGCCTGATGCGTTATTAACAAAGTACAGCTTATCTGCTGTGTTCGGGTCTATTGTGATAGTGCAGGCAGTTGTTGCCCCGTCTAAAACCAAAACACGAAACATACCATCAGACAGCGTTCCGTCTGTAGTTGTAAGTGTGTGCGTGGAACCAGAAGAAGACAAGTCTATCGTGCCGACACCGTTTGTGATGCGGTCAATAATATCGAAGTTAGTGTTCGTCGTTGCACCCCATGTACCCGACTGTTCACCTGTGGCGATCTTCTCTATGCCGCCGTTTAATGTATATGTACTAGGCATGTTAGCTCCTTACGCGGCTATCTTTGTCCATATATTTGTAACAGATGGATCGATTTCAGTCCATGTCTCACTCGAAGATGGATCGATTTCAGTCCAAGTGTTGCCCGGATCAGGTACAATTCTGCCCCAAACTGTTACGCCACCAACTTCTCCCGTAGCTTCAACACCTGTTACATTGACACGAGCTTCACCTGTTGTAGTGACTTGTCCAACAGCACCTGTTGCGGAAACACCCGTTAGCAGAACTACGGCATCGCCAGAAATCACAACGTCACCGACATTACCCGTGGCTTCAAGTCCAGTGACAGGAACTTGCGCACCGCCTGTAATCGTTGCTGTCCCAACTTCTCCCGTAGCTTCAATGCCAGTGACAGGAACTTGCGCACCACCTGTAGCAATTACCGTTCCAACGGTAGTAGTAGCTTCAACACCCGTTACAAGAACTAAGGCACCGCCCGTAATAACAACGTCACCGACGTTACCCGTAGCTTCAATACCCGTAACTGGAACTTGCGCACCGCCTGTAATCGTTGCTGTTCCTACGGCACCAGTGGCCTCAACACCTGTTAGGTTTACAAGGGCATCCCCGCCAGCAGTAACGGTTCCAACTCCGCCAGTGGCCTCAAGTCCCGTTGTCGGAACTTCTGCGCCAGCTCTAGCTACTGCACTGCCAACTTCGCCTGTAGCACTTACACCTGTAAGTACAACAGTAGGGACATTAACCTGACCAACCCCGCCAGTGGCTTCAACACCTGTAGCGTCTACAACAACAGAGGTGGTTGCAGTAACAGAGCCTACATTCCCAGTAGCTTCAACACCTGTAAGGCTAACAACAACATTAACAGCGGCTTCACCTGCCCCTGCTATTGCGTCACCTGCTAATGGGAAAAAACCTAGCATTGTTTATCCTTACTCAGTCACTAAGTCCCAAGATGTCGTCTCTTCGTTCCATGTGTATCGGTTGCCATCGTCAGGCATTGCGACGGGCGCATCCCACAAACACGTTGTTTCATTTAGCACCCAGCTTTCAAACGGCTTTGGCGGAATAAACGCATCGCGTGTGCTGTCATATGTAAAACCCGCGCCAGCAAAGTTCTTGCGTATGTTTCCGTTGTAGCTTGTCTGTATCCAAGTGCCGCCCAATAAGTTTTGACAGAAAGTTCTGCCCAGAATTTCTTGCTCTACGCCATTTTCGTCTAGCAATTCATTGTTGTGGACAACGATAACACGCTGAACGATGTTATCCACTCCAAGTTCTGCAAAATGTGCCATGTTGTTTTCTCCTTATGCGAAAGTGATCGAGCCACTTCCAGTAAACGTATAGATATAACGACCACCTGATGTAGTTTCAGTAGGTGAACCTGTCGTAGCGGATGCTGCATCTGTAGAGCTAATAATAACAACGCCAGAACCACCGTCTCCACCATTATAGCCGCCTCCGCCGCCTCCGCCAAGGTTAGTCGTTCCGTCTGATCCGTCTTCCGTTGAGCCACTCAGTCCACCATTGCCACCGCCACCCGTGCCGCCTGTTCCGCCGCCACCGATATATGATCCGCCTCCGCCTCCGCCAGCGTAAGCAACTACAGAACCGCTGATGCCGTTAGATGTGCCGTCACCACCGTCACCACCTGTTCCATTACCGTCACCACCTGCTGTGGATGCGCCGCCACCGCCACCGCC